ATGTTAGGTAGCACGACCATGCCTAAGAAATAACCAATATTAGGAATCTTGTGTTCAGGATTGACTACCTTAATACGACGATGATGAATACGCCAAGCTAAGTATTGCATGACTAATAAATTAATATCGATCTGGATAATCGCAAAGCCTGGCTTATCAACATAATTTTTAATCGTCATTAAGTTATAAGAGACATGAGTTTGGTCATGACGTAAAACAATCACAGGACTTAATTCTTGCCATTCTCTTTTAACATATTCCCAATCCCAATTATTCTCTACGATAGTGATTACTTCTGTTGTATTTGGACCATAGAAGTTTCCATAGTGCAATTTCCCCACACTTCTGTAAGAAGTAAACCCTAAAGCATTGGCTTTGACAAAAGCCGTATTATAAACGTATTGCTCTACGTATTCATCAGGAATATTTTCCCCAATATCCAGATGATGTAAAATCCTATATAAAATGTGTTGACCAGCTACGTAGTAATAGTTGTTACGATACCAGTTAATGGCTCTTTTTAATCTGTTATCGATCACTCGGTTAGCATAAGCCAAATGCCAAGTTTCTTCCTTACGTATCTGGTTCGTGATACCAACAATATTAAACATTAGCTGAACTCTTTTTGATATAATAAAATTTTTAAGTAATAGACGGTCATATGAAGATTTACTATTACACCAATCCTGAGTCACTATTTGGTAGTAAATAAAATCTTCAGCTTACTACCTATATATGAAAGAATATAATGCTGATCCGAAAGGGTTAGCATAGGGAG